AAACTGGTGATATTGTGCTTGAACTGAAGGGTGCTCCGAGAGACTAAACGTGTGTGTCTGAGGGTGGCTGCGGATTTGATCAATTGTAATATCTTGATCGGAGCCGCGCCACACATAAAAGACTCCACCTTTGTTAAGCTCCGTTCCGTTATACGAAACACGGATTCCCATAGAGATTAAGCGATATTCACCGTCAGTTAGATCCGAATAAGGGACAGTAGCCCAGTGAGCTTCACTAATAGCTGCAAGATTGTAGACAGCATAAGATCCATTATACGTAGCTCCGCTTGTAGTGTAATTCGCGATGACAGTTGTGGTAGTAGGTGTGGGGTCACGTGTCAATAGACACGCAGTCCCAGGTGAACCCGTACCACAAGTCTGCATTTCAAACCGTGTGAACGTGGAAAACTTATGAGAAGGCCTACAATTCCCTAGGATCACATGAGCCGCTTGTCCTTTGAGACGAGCGGCAAAAGGATCAACTAAGGTATGTAGATACCTACGAGCAGCAGTAGAGAGTTGCAGTTGGCGACTCTCACGCTGGGGTTTTCGCCGTCTTTGGCGATTGCGGGGTTTCCACTTAACTTGCTTCATTTTCGTCCATCCAACCACTTCGGACGATGATGTCAAAGATCTCCATTAACATGGGGGTCGGACATCCACGTACCTCTTGGAGGAATTGGGCGAGTTGTTCCAAATCATTTGGAGGATTGCCCAAGAGTCTATAAAGACTCTTTGGCCAGTTTTCGAGATAACAATCGTCATCCTTAAAACGATGCGAGCAAAACTCAAAGCTCCTAGGACTACATCTATCATACATCTTAACTCTGTGTCCCATAGCTTCAAACTTCTTAACCGCGTCTTCGACGTATTCACCAACAGAGTCGTCCCCCATCGCAATGCAACGGGAACCCATAGCTCTGTCAACTAAAACTCGAATACGAGAATTTGAAGAGGAGGTATTATAACTTCCACTCTTCATAACCCCATAATCTAGTTGTTCATACATCTGGCCGTTGGACAGAACAAACACTGAGCGAGCCAAGGCTCGGAAGCGGTTTATCACCATTCTGGTCATGCCAGCTCCGTAGTTACACAACACACTCCGAATTTGTGCTTCGACTTC